TGGTACTGCACCTTATGTTTTTGAATATTGGGAAAACACAGGAGATGTAGTTAGCAGTCCAACAGGAGGCTTAAACGGAAGCCAGTGTGCTAAAATATTTGGAGATAATATTGCTAATGTTTATCAGTTTCCAAGTTTTCAAGCTGCTGATTATATTGTTTCTTTTTGGGCAAAGAATTTTGATGCTGGTAGTTCTCCAAAAGCGGTTGTAAGAATTGAAATAGATTTTAACGAAGTATTTAGTCAAGTTACTACTGATGATTGGGTTTATTATGAATTTACTTATACTGCAAGTGCGGGTGCATTTGATTTAAATTTCTTTAATAATAACGATGATTCAACAGGCTATCTTTTATTAGATAATGTATCAGTTAAGCAAAAGTTTCAAAATGGCTTAATATACGATAGTGATGGAACTTACATTGAAGTTTATTCTTTTGACTTTTATTCATCTATTGGTAATACAGGTAATGTTATTTGGTCGGATGTAAATCAATTAGTTTCTTTAAATAAAAGATTAACAAGCGTTCAATTTAAATACGATTACTACGAAAGAAACTTACTTAATAACTATGGATTCTTTAAAGATTACGCAACAAGTACTACTATTCCAACTAATTGGGGTAATGTAGACCCTTCAGATGTGTTTGATTTCTTTAATGCAACAGGACAAAATAGACCTTTTGATAATAGGATTTTAGCAATTACAGATAATCAATCTAAATTAGATGCGCCAATACCTGATATGGGTTTATATAATGTATTTAGGATTTCAAACGATTCAACTTTTATAAATTATTTTGCAGTCAAAATAGAGTGTTCTGTTTACTTTGATGGTGCGCATAACCCTACGGATTCAATTATGATTGCTTTTGCTAAATCTCTTGATGGTACTCCTAATCCAGGTGGAACTTCCGATATTAGATACTTGGAAAGTAATGGTAATTTTACAAATATTGCTCAAAGTGCTACTTGGGATGGTAATAAATTTGTGCAAATTAAAATGACTGATGAAGATAACTGGTCAAAGTTTAAAGTATTATCTACTTATGATAGAAACTCTTTAGATACTGGTTATGTAATGAATAACTTTGGTACTTTTATTTTAAGAAGGCAATTAAGCACAAATACAGGTGCAGTGCATACAACTTACTTTGATGATATTAAGATAAGTATTATACCACAAAACTACCAAAACACTAAAGGCTTTATTTATAACGCTACAAACATTGTTACTTATGATGATTTTAATTTACCTAAACCATTTTCAAATACTTATCAATTAGAAAGTCAGTATCACGGTGGAATAAGAGATAAATACGAGTCTCAAGTTATAGAAGACTTTATTGGTTATGATACAGGAGGCGAATTTAATTTAATCCAAAACTCAACTAAATGGTTAAGAACTTGGGAAGTTGCTACAGGAACAAATCCACAAAGACCGATGCAGGAATGTATTACTCGTTCAATCTTATCTTTTTATCAAGCTACCTGGCAGAAATTTACAGGTAATGTTTATGGTAAGAATATAAACTTTGGTCAAGTATTTAATATTGCTTTAGCACAAGGCTTACACTTTATGCACGAAGCATCTTTTGATTATGTATCAAACAAAACAAACATAACAACACACCAAAGCCAAACTGATAAATTAGAAACAAATTTTACTTCTTGGTGTACTACTGATGATGATATGAATGCAGGTCAAGGTACGCCAGGAAGCACAACAAGTAATACGCAAGAAGGAGGCGACGAGTAATGAATGAGTTAAAAGAAATAAACGACCAGCTTAAGGCTTTGTCAATAAGTGTGGAAATGATTAGCCAAGCCATCACAGGCTCAAAGCTAAATAGAAACGGAATCCTTCAGAGATTAGAAACAATCGAAGGTGCTTTAGAAGAAACTGATACAAGGGTTCAAGAGGTGCGAGATTATAACACAGGTATTAATTGGGCTATTAGAATAGGTGCTTTTATACTTACTATAACAGGTATAACTTTTATTAAGGATTACTTATGGCACAAATAAGCGAAGATGGTTTAAAATTATTGGTTGAGTTTGAAGGCTTAAAATTAGATGCTTATCAGTGTACTGCTGGAGTTTGGACTATTGGAATCGGTTCTACTAAATACGATAATGGTCAACCTGTAAAAAAAGGAGATAAGATAACAGAAACGGAGGCTTATAAGCTATTTGTTGATACTTCTGATAGTTACGCTGCTTGTATTAAGAGATATGTTATTAGACCGCTCAAACAGAACGAATTTGATGCTTTATTTTGCTTATGTTATAATATTGGATGCGGAGCGTTTGCAAAGTCATCTTTAGTTAAATTTATTAATGGCGGTCAAACTATTGAAAAAATTAAAGTAGGCTTTATGATGTGGATTAAAGCAGGTGGTGTAGTGAGTAAAGGATTAATGAGAAGAAGATTAAGGGAGTTCAATTTATATGCGAAAATTAAATAACACACTTTCAACTGTATTTGGAGCGATTGTAGCTATTGCAAATGCTTGGATTACGATTGACTGGGATAATTTTATTTGGTCTATAAATACTTGCATTAAGCTATTTTTATCGGCTTTAATTGCTTTGGGTGGTTATATGACTACTATAAATCGTAAGCCTTTGAATAAAAGATAATTGCATTTGCTAAAATAATTAGTAATTTCGACAAAAAAACTAATATGTACAGACCAAGACTATCCGAAACTGAATATAACCAATATCAGTTAAAGAAATTAACCGACAAAAGAACTTATAAACTATTTGTATTTTCAGACCCACACGGTTGGTTAGCAGACCTTAAATGTTTGCGAGTAATCAATAACATATTACAACACAATAAATTTGATGAAGTTTGTATCAACGGAGACATTGTAGATTTACCTTTTGTTTCCAAGCATACCAATAAACTTTTTATGGAAGGTATCTTAAAAGGCTACAACGAGGTAGAGGAGTTTAGATACACCGAAGAACAAATTCTAAAGCCTTTAAGACTTTCAACTGATGCGAAAATAACAATAAGAACTGGCAATCACGATGAACGAGTTACAAAGCCATTTTTATTGTCTAAAGGTCAATTAGCAAGATTAGCTATTCTTTATAAACATTTTGAAAGTACCAAGTTTGAAGAGATGCTGCACCTGGCGGAGAACGATATGGTTTATGACCCTACGGATGTTTTTAATTACTTTGATATATTTGATATTACACACGGTTTAAGTTTAACAAAGAACGCAAGCGAGAAGAATATAATTGAATATTGGGGGTCAGGATGTACAGGACATTCACACAGATTAGGAATGCGATATATAAGAAATAGGCATAATATTAACGCTTGGTTTGAGGTAGGATGTACCAGGTTAATGGAAGCAGTAGAATATTTACCAACAGGTAAAATAGCGGATTGGTGTCAAGGATTTTTAGAGGTTACTTTTAAGATAGATGGCGACAAGGTTTTATTCTTTGCTCAGCCACACGCGATAATTGATTATAAATGTGTTTATAACGGTGTGCTTTATGGAGAATAAAGAGGAAGAAGTATTCGATATGACTGACGGAGAAATATTAGAAGAACTAAAATTCTTTGTATATTTTCTTTTTGAATTAGAGGAAAAAAGTTTACTTTTATTCCCAAGTTACAAGACCTTAACGCAAGCAAGGTTAATTAAAATGATAGACACCAGGTTAGATTTTTTAGATTATGAACAAGACGAAGAGTGAGATATTAGTAGAAAGATTAAAAGAATTATACAAAGAAATAGAAATAGTACGAAGACAATTAATAAATGAAACCAATAAACAAAAACTAAAAGAGAAACAAAATGAAAAGTATCGAAGAAATTAACCATTTAGAGAATTGCGAATGTACAGAAGTATGTACTAATTGCAGCGTAAAACACCAGTTTAAACCAATCGAATTAACTGGGAATCAAATTGCTGATATTATCACAAAACCTAAATACTATAAAGTAGAAATTAAAGGAGTGCCTATTGATGTGATTGATATAGCAAATGCTTATAATTTATCCTTTATGAAAGGCAACGCTATTAAATACATTTTAAGAGCAGGAAAAAAGGATGCTTTGGTCCAGGACCTTAAAAAAGCTATTGAATGCCTACAAAGAGATATTGATTATGAAAGCGGTAAGTAGGATAATTACTTTATTTTGGTTAAATTTGCGAAAGGATAATAATATATCTTTAAATTATGGCAAAGAAATTAAAAGAAATAAGCGAAGACTTAAATATAGAAGTTACAACCGAAATAGAGCAGGTAAACCCTTTGACTATTTCCGAGTGTTGTAAAGCTGAATACATATCTTCGGGTACTAAAGTATATTGCTCAAAGTGCAAGGCAGATTGCCGTTTAGAAAGACAAAAGAAACTTATTAAATTATGGAGTCCAAAAGCGTAATAATCCTATTGGTAGTAATTTTACTATCTTCTTCTTGTAAGTCTAAAAAGCTGGTAGAAACTACAAAGGTGGATTCTGTTGTAACTATCGTTCAAAAGGTAGAATTAGCTACCGATTCCAGCGATATTGAAACAACCGAAGAAATAGCTTATATTTTTGATACATTAGTAAACCATCAGGTTACACCTTTAGAAGCTATTAGAGGCGATTACAAGTACAAACTCAAGGCAATCCATATAAAGAGGCACATCAAGGAAAGAAAACGCTTACAGAGCCTTAAAATCGATAAGAAAGAAAACAAGGCTATTAAAGTGGATAAAACCACTATTCAAGAAGAGAAGCCAAAAGGGAATAACACTTTACTCTATTTATTGGGTATTGGAGTGGTTGTTTACCTTATCCTAAAAAAACTTTAAAATTATTCTCTTTGATTATCAGCAAGTTATGATTTATTTATAGCTTTTTGTAAAAAATGTTTTGGATATTAAATCTTAATTAAGATATTTGAATACCGAAACAAACCAAACGGTCTAAAATTATGAAAAATTCTAACTTTCATCACTTACTTACAAAAGCATTATTAATTATTGAGGAGTTTGAAGTATACGAAACATTAACTGAAATAACTGTTGCTTTATGCAATAAAACTATTACTCAAGATGAGGGTGTAACTATACTAAAAATAGTAATGGAAAAACACGCTCCAATAGATTCATTTAGATAATTAACAAACCAAAAGGGGTGCAGCATCCTACACTGCATATAAACTATGTTAAATTTCCAACAAGAACCATCATTTGAGCAAGGCTTAAAAGATGCAATTAACAAGCTAACTAATCAGTTACCAAGTGTACAAAAAGACCCTTATCAATCAAGGCAAGTACACGCAAGAATCCAAGTATTTAAAAGAGCCTTACAATTATTAGATGATTTACCAAAAACAACAAGCACTACAAATTAAGTCGCTGGGCATAGGGGAGACTATGCAAGTAGACAAACGAGAAGGCAACCGAATCCGAGCCTTACTATCGTATTATAAAACTTATAACGGCAAGACTTACTCTTGCAAAGAATTAACCAAAAATTGTTTAACCATAACTCGCAAAAAATGAAAAAGTTAAAAAACCCAATTATTCAAGATATTAACATAGTTGAGATAGATTTTCAAAATACCTATTACACCGAATACACCGATGGTTTTATTATTTACCACCATAGATTCAAACAAGCAGACCTACGCTTTTGGGTATTAGAAAACTACGATATCTCAAGAGGTCAAGTAAAAATTGAATTAGACCCTACAAGTATGGAGCAAGCAGAGAATCCTATCTACTTTACTCAAGATGTAGAAGAGTTTATCAACGAGAATTACGAGGAATTGATTTTAGCAATCTTAAAACAACCAGTGCTGGCTTGTCAATCTTCTTTAGGTAGTGCTATTTATAACATTTGTAGACCACGATAATGAGCATTATAACTGTACACAAATTCATAGCAAATCCACCGAAGGAAAGTAAGCTGGATAAGTTAAAAAGGCTTTATAAACAAACTTTAGAAGATAGAAATTATTGCAAATCAGTCCAAGCAATGTATCTTATAAATAAAGTCAAAGAAGCTGAAATACAAAGCGTTACAAACGATTATGACTTGCATTTATCAAAGCAAATAATTAAAAATAATTATCTTAATTTAATAAAATAAATTGTATCTTTAAAAACCAAAACAAGAAAACTATGTCATTACTCAAAATTCAATCGGAGCTAAAAGCACCTAAAAATCAATTTAATTCCTTTGGGAAGTACAAGTATCGTTCTACGGAAGATATATTGGAAGCGTTAAAACCTTTATTACTTAAGTACGAATGTACTATGGTTATATCGGATAACATCAAAGAAAAAGCAAATATTATTTATTGTGAAAGTGCAGTCTTATTAATTGACAAACAAGGTCAACGATACGAATCTTGTGCTTCTGCTGGAATAGACCCAAATCGTAAAGGTATGGATATTAGCCAGTCTTTTGGAAGTTCAAGTTCATATGCACGAAAGTATGCTTTATCTGCTTTATTTCTTTTGGATGATACTAAAGATGCTGATGCAACAAATATGCACGATGCAGTCAAAATAGTAGAGGAAAAACTTAAGCCAATCTTAAAAGTAGGTACGGAATTGTTTGACAAATGCAGAGCAGGTTACCTAAAGGATGCAAAGAATTTAACTGCTATCCAAGAAAGATATTCAATGAATGATGAAACTTTTGAAGCACTAACTGCAAAATGAAATACTTTAAAGCAAGACCGAGTTCATTAGGGAAAATAATGAGCAAGTCAAAAAAGCCAGGCGAATTGTCACAAACTTGCATAACTTATCTTAAGGAATGGTATGCTGAAGACAAAGAAGAATTATCTTCCAAGTATTTAACCAAAGGTATCTTATTAGAAAACGAAGCTATTGAGTTTGCATCCAAAGTTTTATACGGTGGTATTAAAGCCTATAAGAATGAAGATATTTACGCTAACGAATGGTTGGTAGGTACTCCCGATGTTATTCTTGAAAACTCTATTATTGACACCAAGTGTTCTTGGAATAGAAAAACATTATTAGATTCAGCTTTAGAGTTAAATACGGATTACGAATGGCAGTTGCGAGGTTATATGATGCTTTGTAATAAAGAGTTTGCTACATTGTTTTATTATTTAGGCGACACTCCAGCAGCAGCTAATTACGGAACAAAAGTAAGCTATTCACATTTAGAAGACTTTGAACGCTGGGTAAGCTACGAGTTTAAACGAGATTTATCTATTGAGCAAGATATTATCGAAAGAGTTGAACTTTGTAGAGCCTGGCTTCAAAAATACGATGCCGAGATACAGGCAAGAATTGGAACAAGAATTATAACCCTTTAAAAAAATACAAAATGGCAACAATTATCAACGCATCTATTGATGTAACAAAAATTGACAGAACAAAATTAATCAAAGAGAAGTATTTAAACCTATCTATTATCGTAGATGACAAAAACGATAAGTTTGGTAACAATGTTTCAATTACTTTAAACCAGTCTAAAGAAGAAAGAGATGCTAAAGCACCTAAAACTTATATGGGTAATGGTAAAGTAGTTTGGGGATTAGGTAAATTAGATGTGAGTACAAATTTAATTACATCAAGTGAAATATCAGATACATTTGGTTTATCAAATAAAAGCGTATCTGTGAGTTCTGAAGACGGTCTACCCTTTTAACTAACGAAATTGGTGCTGCTGCAAGCGTTCTTTTTGCACCAAAGATAAGAGGTGTCTGCGAACAATATTAGGGGAAAGTTTTACAATTTTAGCAGAGATTAACACCCAAGTACTAATGTGTAGCGTTAGTATTTTAAATAAAAACGATATGGATTACATAGAAGATTATCAAACAAATAATATAACCATTCAAGACTTAAGTAAAAAGTATAATATCTCCGAGAAGCATATTAGAAGGGTATTTAAGGCAAGAGGTGTTAAGACAAAGCATAACCATATCAAAAAGGTAACAGTTAGAGCAGATAAAATATTTCCTATCTTTTTAGCAGATTACCTGGATAATGGCTTAAGTATGCAACACTACGCTGATAAGTACGGAATAAGCAAATTTGCCTTAACATTAAGATTAGAAAAATACTTTAAATTACGAAGAAAATAGTTATATTTGTAATGTATTAAGTATCTAATAGGAAGTAGAGAGCCTGTTAGATATTACCTAATGGTTATATTATAACCTGAAACCTATCGTAACTCTCTACCGATGGGTTTCTTTTTTTTACTTAAATGAATACATTTTATTTTTCGCACGATTATACCGCCAGGAGCGATATAAAAATCAAAAAGCTAATAGCTACTCAAGGTATGCTTGGCTATGGTATCTACTGGTCTTTAGTAGAAGATTTATACCACAACAATAACAAATTAGAAGACAATCCAGCTTTACTTGCTTACGATTATAGATGCACAACTGAATTGATTAAATCGGTCATTAATGATTTTGATTTATTTATAGTTAAGGATGGGTATGTAAGTAGTAATAGTATACAAAAAAGGTTGGATGAAAGGAATGATAAAGTAACTAAAGCTAAACAGTCTGCAAGCAAAAGATGGGAAAACAAGGGTAAAAATGCGGATAATATAGAAACGCAATGCGACACGAATGCGAACGCAATGCGAACGCAATGCGATGGCAATGCTATAAAGGAAAGTAAAGTAAAAGAAAGTAAAGTAAATAAAAGGAAATTAAAAGAAGAAGTAGTTTTTATTCCTCCTGTTTTAAATGATGTCTTACTTTATTTTGATGAAAATGGATATTCAAAAGAAGCAGCAACTAAAGCCTTTAATTATTACACTAATTTAGGTTGGAAGAACAGTAAAGGCAACCAGGTAATAAATTGGAAAAACACGATGCAGAATTGGTTTACTCCTGAAAATGAAAAGAAAAAATACCATCTTTACCCTAAATTAATGAACTAATGGACTTTATACGCAAATATTCGGATATATCCGATTCTTTAAATACTCTTTATGAGAAAGGTTTAGCCAAAGGTGCTACCGTAGGATTCTCACAAATGGACAACCTAATATCTTTTAAAAAAGGTGCAACTTCTTACATTTACGGAACACCTGGAAGTGGTAAGTCTGAATTTTGGTGGGAATGCCTAATTGCCTTAACAAAAAAACATAAATGGAAGCATTTAATATTTAGTCCCGAAACAGGAACACCAACGGAAATCTTTGCAGAAATACTACACAAATGGTCGGGTAAATCTTTTTTTGATTTGGATGGTAACAGAGTAGGCAAAATGACACAGGCTGAAATGTTTAGATACGGTCAAGAAGTAAGTGAGTATTTTTATGTAATGGATACAGGCGAAAGAGATATTACTTTACCTGACTTTTACGCTTCGGTAGAAAATTTTGATGTACAATTTGATACAGTTACTACTGACCCTTTTAACGAGGTTAAGCACGAACTAAACGGCGAAGCAAGGGATATGTATATGGCGAGAGTTTTAGGTAAAATTAGGATGTATTCAAGAAAATACAACTACCATCACGCTATTATTATGCACAATGCAAGAGAGACTGGAAGCAAAAGAGAACAAGATGGTATAAGCTATTATCCACCTGCTGACCCAAGATATATTGATGGCGGAGAAACTGCATTTCGTAAAGGAGAGCAAATGATTTGCGTATGGAGATATCCCAAAGGATTTAAAGATGAATTTGGTAATATGTACGAACCTAACCAGGTTAAAATAATTGTTCAAAAGACAAAGCCTAAAGGAATTGGTAATTTAGGCGAATTTGACTTATTCTTTGATAAATTTAAGAATTGCTACTACGAAGAAATTAATGGAATTAAGAGTTATGCAGGAAAATATGTTACATTTGAAAAACCAAAAATATTACCTTTTTAAACCAAAACTATGGAAAACAAAGAAAATCAAACAGCATTACAACAAGCATTTAGCGAGTTACAAGAGTTACAACCTGGTCTATTTAATATTTATTCTGAAGATGGCAGGAACTTTATTAATCACTTTCACAAGTTTTTAGCAATAGAGAAGCAGCAGATTATAGATGCTCACGGAATAAAATCAAAAACTGGATTTCATCAAGGAATTGATTTTTATGAAATTACCACTGGAGAAGAATATTACAACAAAATTTACAACAAATAACTATGACCCTACAAGAATTTGCTAAACATTCGGAAGCCAGGCTTTTTAGTTTAGAATTATTTGAGCAATTACCAATCCATAAGCTATCTTCGCAGTATTATGTAGATGCTTTAAGAGAGATTATTAATTTAATTAACCCAGTGCAGGACAAAAAATTTATTTTAAGTGATGAGAAAGTTACACGAGTTAAGTGAGCCATTAAAAGCTATTTTACAGGATGAACTTGAAAAAAGGATTCCAAAGACTGATTTTCGACAGGCTACTTTGTTTAGAATAGCAGATTTACTCTTGGTGATGCAAATAAAGCTATTAGAGGCAAATAAAACTAAAATTGATAGTAAGACCTACAAAGACAATCTTAATGCTTTAGAGACGCTTAATTTAGCTTTTGTAATGATGACTGATTTAGAAGGAGAAAATTCTTTATTAAGGAACGAATTATTAACTTTGAGGCACGAAGCGGAAATAATTATAGCAGAATTGACTGAAAGAGTTAAAACGCTGGAGATGATAGATGACTTGTAAAAGATGTATAGGTGGAATTGATAAGATTTAACACCTGCAATATTTACAAAGTGTGTAATGTCCTGTTTTTTAACGAATTAACTGGACAAAGTGCATGAAACTTTACTAAAACATTTAACAAGCACCAAAAAAACATTTAACAAACCAAAACCTTTCGGTCTTAAGGTAAACCGAATTAAATTATGAATACAACTGAAACATTAACAACTAATTGCTTACCCAAGTTTAGAGAAACTAAACAAATAAAAGGATGGTA